TAGAATATGTTTGATTACCAACAGTAACAGAAACCATCTTTTCATTATAAGGAACTAATCTTATTTCTGGTTTATTCACAGAACATCTCCGTAATAAAGATCATATTTCTCTTCTCCATATTCTTCTATAAATTTTTGTCTTTCTTTTTCAGCTTTCTTTTGTTCTCTTTTCTCCTCTCTTTTTATTTTTGCATTTTCCTTATCACATTGTTTTTCATACAATGTATCGTAAATATAACCAGACCTTACACGACAATGAACTTGTTTTAAAAATTCTCTCTTTGGAAAATTTTTATCTTTTTTAATTAATAAATTTATAATTGTTTCAACAAATTCTGATTTAGGTGTTTCATAACCATCACAAACTGATGTCCACCACCTAAAATTAAATTCTCCATCTTCGTCCCTTTCAGCTTTAATATCATTACATAAATCTATTAAAAATTTATATTCTTGTTTCATAATTCCCTCGCATGATGAGTTAAAAAACCCTCTTGATATGCTTCAAACTCCATAATTTTTGATTTAGTATTTTCTTCAAATCTTGGAGTAATTAACATTCCTTGACTTCTATAATAATTACAAACACCATTAAGAACTTCTTCTGCTGAATTATTCTTCTTGGATTGTTCTTCAATTATATCCCAAATAGTTTTAATCATTTTTTTCTCCTTTTTTTTAGTCATCAATTTCACAGCCAAGTTCTCCTGTGTATTTATCTTGGATAATTCTCCATTTATAATCAGAATAATACCTATTTAAACATACATCGCGATAATATCCTTTTATATCGTCAACATAATGTTCTTCAAATTTGTTTCTGTCTTGCCAATGTTTAGCTTCCCATATTAGAAAGTTTTTTCTGATAGTTCTTGGTATTTCAATAAAGTCTAAATTATCTTTAATAATTATATCCATTTTTTTCTCCTAATCTTCTAGTCTTTTATATCTTCTTATTAAGATACTACGGACTCTCTCCCATAATTTTCGTATGGAAACTTGTTGTACTGTTATTGGGTCTCTCAATGCAATCTTGTCTAATTCCATTTTGCATTTGATAAGTTTAGTTTCTATGTTCATTTTTTTCTCCTATTAGTTTCTGTAGTTCTTTTAATAAGCCTTATGTTACTACAATGAATTAAACCTACACTACTAATTAAAGTATGCCCAAAGTTTATCTTAAGGTTGCGAACCTTTTGACTAAAGACTTCAATGTGCAATATGCTCTTCGCATAAGACTTAATAAAAGAACTACAATTCATGTTTATAAATATTGCACCAATAAAAACATTGATACATTTGTAATAAAAAGTATTAGTGCTAATTCACTAGACATTATTGAGCCACCTGTAATTTTTTATTTCTAATTTTAAAAGCAATTTGATTTTCAATGCTCACTCTTAATTTATCATAAGCCGCAATTCTTGTTTCAAGAATAGCTTGTCTATGATGTAAGTCTTTTATTTCTCCTAATAATAATTGATAATGATGGTCGTTAGCTAATTCTAATTCTAATTCTTTTTGTATATTCATATTTTTTTCTCCTTAATTAATATCTATATTCTTATACATTTATTTTACATTTGCAATACATTTATAAACATTTTGCAATTTTTTTTAATTTTGTTTAAATAATGGTTATTCATGAGTATTCGTGAGTAGTCATGAGTAAAAGGGTCGGTTGAGTATTCTTGTATTCCTTGAAAATTTTTCATTTTTTTCTCCTAAATTAAAATGTTCCGACCCTTTTTATGCTATATCTAGTGTGTGAAAGAATCTGACATACAAGAACAAATCTGTGATTATTTAGACGATAAGAAAAAAACCCATTTATTTCGCTATTTTCACGTTCCTAATGGCGGAAAACATAAGGTTTGGTATTTACATAAACTAGTGCGTATGGGTATGAAATCTGGCGTTCCAGACTTAGTATTAGAATTTCCAGAGGGAAAGATGGTTTATTTGGAGATCAAAGCTGAAAAAGGCAGACTATCAGAAAAGCAGATTATATGGCAAAAAGTCTCTAAGATACTAAATACCCCACACTATGTCATAAAAGGCTCTGTAGAGGCAAATATGAGCGTTTTAGAGGGTATTTTTGATATGTTCCCAGATAGTAAAATTAAGCACTGATTTTAGTAATCTTTTGAACTACGCCTAACGGGATAATATTTCTATCGCCAAAACAACCATCTTGGGAGTAGCTAGCGAATGTATACAGGTATTTTTTATCTTTTTTTAGAATATAGGCGTATGTTTTGATCGTTGCGGTTTGTATTTTTAATGCTTCTTCTAGTGTTTGAATACTGGAGTCTCCTACGATATCTTCCCAAACAACTTCATGAAGAGAATATTCAATATCGTTAATTTTGATTTTTATATCGTTTTTTGAGTTTCTTTCTGGCATTGGCTTTGAGCGGCTTACGTTTTTTCGTTCCAATAACCTCTCTAATTAATGTTGATGTTGTATATCCGCTCATTTTCCTACTCGTCTTTGTGCTGTTCTATGTGCTGAGGAAAAAGTTGCACCCCTTTTCATAAGTCTAGCCATTAACCTCATATGTTTTAATGAATGATGCCTTGCATGACTATTCATTGTTTTTTGTTGTCTAGGTGTAAGGTCTTTGACAATATTTTTAATTGATGCAACTTTAACCACTATTTCTTTTTCTTCTTCTTTTTCTTTTTTTTGGCTTTTTTCATTCCCTTTGAATGAGAGCCTTTTCCTGTGTGATATGGCATAATTACCCCCTTTTCTTTTTCTTCTTTTTTTTCTTCATTATTGCTTTTTGTAAAGCCATAGGTAATTTTTTTTGTTTTTTAGTTAGTTTCATATTTATCTCTAATGTAGAATATAATTATGTACTCCGATTGTTATTAACACAATAATAATCGCTTGAATCCACCATTTCATAGAAATAAATGAATCCCACCATTTTTCTATTTTTTGCTTCATAATACCCCCTTTATTTCGTTAGACCACGGGACTTTTCTATAGTTCTAAGAGTTCCAAGGCCTAATAATGAAGTTACAAGAGTCATTAAAACCCCTGTATCAAGTTGTGGTATGTTTATCACTTCGTAGTGAAATACGCCAAGAAAAAATAAAATAAATTTTGAAAGGACAAATTCCCAAAATATTGCTATTGCCGCTGACATACCTATAAGCGGCCTCCAGCTACGTTGCATAAATCCACTTAATCCTCCAGCAGTTGATTGAGCATCAGCTAAATTTATAGCCATTTGTTTTTCTTGAAGTCTTGCTTCAATCTCTTTCATTTGTATCTTTAACTTTTCTTTTTCTTCTCCAGAAAAGTGCATATCATCTATAACATTCCCTACAGCTTTTACTGTATCTCCACCGAATATTTTACCTAGTACCATTATAGTTTCCCTTCTTCTTTTAGTTGCTGAGTGATCTTATGCATTTTAGCTCTAAGATCATTATTTTGATATTTTTTTCGCATTTCGTTTATGTATGTTTTCTCTTCATAAGTTGTTATTCTTTTCTTATGTTTTCTCAAGTCAACTCTCTCATTTTCTTCGCCAATCTCTCGGCTCTCGCTGGTGTGTGTTTCTTTGCCCATAAACTATCTAGCATTTCATTTGCCGCACCATTATAATCTTTTTTACTTAATGCTTCAAACATCTTCTTAAATTTGCTTACTTTTGGCTTTCCAAGCTGGAAACACATATGAATAATTATTTCTACACATTCATAACTAACATCTAAGTCTTTACAAAGACTAACAGCATCTTGATAGGCTATTTGAAAATCATACTCAAAAACTTTTTCTAGTTCTTTTTGAGAATATTTTACACCTTGTTTAAATTTATCTCTTGGTAATACTAAATGTCCATAGCCTATTGTGGCATACCCAAGATGGTCTCGGTACATCGTATCTCTATAACCCTCTTCTTCTTTGATATGTTCTTTAACTTGTTCTAAATTCATCTAGTACCCCCTATGCCTAAATATATTTCTTCATCTTCTTCTTTTATTTCGTGTACTGCTTTTTTTAGATAGACAGCCGCATCTAATAATTCTTCTATACTATTTTCTATAGCTTGTATTTTATTCATTCTAGCTGATTTCATAGTGTTTTTATATTTAATAATACCTCTGTTTGACCTGTCAGCTAACTGGTTCATCAGTTCCGTTACTATTGGGTCTTTCGTCTTTTTTTCTTTCATATTTCTCCTTTAGTTCTAACATAGATATAAAGTTATGTCCTTGAATATGTCCATCAGCTAACAACAACTGACTTACTCCATAACTCCAACCATTTGCACTATTTTTAGCATAACTTTCAACATGACCATAATCCATGCAAGTTCCAACATTCACAATTTTAACATAATTACCTCTTCCTAATTTTGATGCTCTCCAAGATCGCTCTCTATGACTATGACCGAATACTATGTCGTGAGTAGCACCATTTGAAACTTGACTAGCTTCAGCCATCTTTCCACCTATTTCTCTTCCTATTTCATTTAAAGGAACATGAACAAATGCTACGCCTTTTATAAAATAAAAATCTCCATACGCTGATATACCCCAGCCTTTTGACATAAACATTCTTTCATATTGCTGGGAGAAAGCACCTACGACTTCTTTGTTTTCGTTTTCGTATTTGTATAATCGCATCTCATGATTGCCTAAACAATAATGTTTTATAGGATTTACATCTCCCATCCCTTCATACAGTAATTCTAAAGCATCTTTTGTTGCATTTATATCAGCTAGTATTGGTGGTTTTTTTTGACCTTTTACAGTGTGGTTTTTGTCAAATGTACTGCAACTATCAAAACTAGAAAAGTCACCAATACAAACAAGATAATCTGGATTGTAGTCTCTAATTTGTCTTCCTATCCAGTAAAATCTTTCTAAATCTTGCTCTGGAGATACATGAGCGTCTGGAATAACAAATACTTTTGTTGGGTCTGTAAATGTGGTGCGTTGAGCTGGTATTCTTACTATTGGTTTTTTATATTCTTCTATTACGATCTGAGGTTTTACTTCTTTGTATCGTTCCCATTCTATTCTCCAATGTGAACTCTCTAAGGCTAGTTTTTCTATCTTATCTATTTTTCTTTGAAGTGTAGTTCTTGGTATTTGTGTTACTTCTTCTACTATTTTTTTTGCACCTTTAGGATTATGTGGTCCGCCTGTGCCTAAAGGCGGATAACCTTTATCTAAAGCCTCATGTAATTTTTCTTGAATGAGTTTTAGCTCATCCCATTCTTTATCATCCATCAGCCAAACATACGCAATACCCAACTCACAAATTGAGTAGCAACCATAAATGCTATTGCCCATAAAATATAATTGAGGCGATCTATGTCTCTTTGCATATGTTTCAAATGATTGTTTTCTAATAAGTCTAGCTTATTATAAATGTGGAGGATATGTTCTTTTGTTGTTTTAGGTACTAACTTGCTCATTTTTAAAACATTTCATTTTTAAAGATATATTTCTTTCTTTTAGTTGTTCATCTAGTTCTAACACAATACTATCAATCGCTCTATCACAACTTTCTAAATTTTCAAAATGTATTGGTAATTGTCCATTTAAAGAACAAAAAGGACTAATACTTAGATTAAGAATACAAAGAACAGTATAAATAGACCACATTAACCTTGTCTATTGTATTTTTTCCATGATTTCAATTTATGCTTATTTTTTGGCTTGGAGCGTGTTGAATTACCAATACTTGTTCTTTTCTTTACTTTATCAAAGATAGATTTACCTGTATCTATTCTTTTAACCATTCATTTGACTAAGAGGATTTTCTAATGCAAGTTTTATTCTTTTCTCTATTTTTTCTTCTAGTTCATTCATACTTTTTTCCAACTTATCCGACAATGATTCCATGCGTTCCTCAATGTCCTTCATGGTATATTTTAAGTCCTCACTATTTTGTCTTTGATCTTCCTTAACTTGTTGCTCAACATCATTTACAATTCTTTCTATTCTTCTAACATCTTGTCGTAAGTCTCCTTTGAGTTCGTTAGCTACATCAGCAACAAGTTGTACTTCTTGAATAATCATAGATATTTCTTGTTGTAAAACATCAGATTTTTGTGAAACAAGTTCAAGTCTTTTATCAAATCCGCTTAAATCTGGTGCTGAATAACTTTGGATTTTTTCTTTCATATTTAGATAATCCTTGTAAAATTCAAAACCACCCCACATAGCACCAATCAAAGTAGTTAGAGCAGTTATAACAACTACTATCTTTCCGCCTTTTACTTTAATGCCCGCAAATTCTAGTTCTGCCATTGACTCTCTATCATTTCATTCATTAATCCATCACTTCCTACAAACAAAAAGTAACTTGCCAAATCATTATCATTTATTATTGCATCTGGTAAAGTTTTATCTGTAAAAAATCCTACTGTGTCTTGTAATTGTTTTTGACTGTCAAAAAATGTTTTACTATTTCCTAAGACTTGCATCACAATTAAAGTTTTAGTTTGATTTGCTGAGTCATACTTACCTTTGTCTCCCATCTTTTTAACAATCTTTTTTGCGGCTTCTTCTTTTTTGTTTTCTTTTGTTTCTACCTTATTGTCTTTTTTTTCTTCAATTGGTTTATCCTCATTCTCCTCAACCTCAGAAATGCTTTCTTCGTTCTCTGTCTCTTTTTGTAGATCGTCATTAGACTCATTGTTAGTTTCTTCAACAGGTTCATCTTGCATCTCTTCTGGGGTTTCTTCTACAGGTTTAGGCATTTCAAGTTCAGCTTCTATCTCCATTTCAATTTCAGCCACCTCAACCTCAATCTCATTTATTTCAATTTCTTGAATCTCTAATTCTACTGTCTCATATGTTGGTTCATCAATAGTAATTGGTTCAAATGTTATACCACTATCTGTTTGAATTGGGTCATTACTTTCAAAAATATTTTCTACAACGTTAATAACTTCTTCTGATGCATCAATATTTAATGCAACAAACATCTCAACTGATTCTATGGATTGAGTGACAATGGTATTGATAACATTATATAAAACCTCAATTCTGGTATCTGAAAATAAGGGGCCGATGCTAAGATTAATATCTCTACCTCCTACTTCAATAACTAATGTTGTTAAGCTTCCAGAAAAATCAAAACTACTTTCATATGTTTGATAACCAGATGCTGTACCACTTGCTGAAAGAATATCAGTTCCAGAAAAAACATTTGTTTGACCATCTTTTCCTGTAATGTGCATATAAACTGAATCTTGTGCATCTTGTTTATCAACTTTAATTGAATAGTTTGTTTGACCTCCATATTTTATATTCAACTCAGAAATATCTACTGTTTGTATAAAAGTTGTACCAACATTCTCAACACCCATAGTTGATGTAAAATTAGAACCGCCTGTTATTTCTCCACAATAATCAGTTCCAAGATTATTACATTTAGAACCACTATGCATTGAAGCAGGCCCTTGACCGCCCCAATCCGTTTGAAGCGATCCAGATTTGCTTTCTGTGACAAAATCATTTTCTGGGTCTAGTATATCGCTAGAACTTTTATTTTCTATGGTGGTTGTTGTTATTTCTTTTTCTGTTGTAGTGGTTGTTAAAATACCATCTGGTTTTATTTCAACAGTTTCGGTTATTGTTTCTACGATAACTTGATCTACAATTTCATCACAAAGACCTACGGTTGTTGTGGAACAATCTACAGCTTTACTAGAAAAGGATAGGGAGACCAATATACATAGCCATACCCATAATAACAAATTTTTCAAAATCATTTAGGTCTCTTTTAGATTGTTCTGTTTGTTTTGCTATTTCTTTTTCATCTAATAAAAAACTTCCTTCTGGGATTAAATGTTTATTTAATATCCATTCTTCTTTTGCTTCTATGCCTATTTTACCATTTATAGGTGGGTATGTTCCAGCACTCCACATAGCATCAAACACTCTGTAATCTTGAGTTAATAAACTTACAGCCGCAACTTTCATACCCATAGCATATAGTTGCCTTGATAATTTTATTCTTTCACAGTTCTCATCTCTTATTGTAACACCAGTTGCCAAGCCAAGAACATTATTTTGAATACTAGCACTAGCGGCACTCTTACAAACATCAGAATTATTTACAACTACGCTTGGAGCGTTAGCTGTACTTGGCGTTGATTGAATTACGGTTGAGCTAACAGTGTTAGTTTCTGCTTGGATGGAATAATTAAATATTACTAGAACAGTAAAAAAAACAAGGAATAAAACATTTTTCATCTTGCCGTGACGGGAACGCCCTCTGATGATACAAAAGGATGACTTGCAAAACACATATAAATATAAGAACCTCCACTAGCATTAGTATTTCCTAGTGTATTTCTAATTTTAAAACCATTTGAAGTCATATCAATACCTCTAGTATTATTATCTATTTCAGCAGAAACATCATTAGCATATAATATTTTATGTACTTGGTTTGAGTCTGGCCCACTTGACCCGTTTCTAGTTGAATCGTAAATATACCAGTTACCAGTGGTGTCAGTTCTTTTTGTCATAACCCAAGCAGGTTTAAATCCAGTATAAACAAATGGCCCATCTGCACTACCATTACCCGTGTAGCTACCAAATTTACTGTAGCCTTGAATTGGTGTAAAACAATATGCTATAAAATTATTATCATTTTTATTTGTATTATTAGCACTACCAATAGTAAAAACACTTGATGTTGGTGTTGTATCATTAAAAACTGTAGATTCAGTAGCTACTGCATCAGTTGTATTTAGTTTTAAAAGTTTTCCATTTCCATTTACATGGTGATATACAATCCATGCGGCGGCTTCTGACCTATCTTTAATAATAATTACTTGAGGTACAGCACCTAATCCATGTGCCATAGTTCCAGTTGCTCCTGTTCCAACATAATCTACAATAGAAAATCCTGCTGTAGTATTTGCTTGATAACCACCTGCGGGATTATTTCCACTTTCAGTATTGGTTGTTCTTGTTCCACCATTAGCTTTCCATTGCCATGAAACATACAAAGCACCACTAGAATTATAATGTTCATTAGCAGTATTATTAATTGAAAAACCATCACTTAAAAAAGCATCAATTAAACTAGATGTACCTTCACTATTTGTAGCATTAGGAAATATTTCTTTTGTTACACCTCTTGATGAATCTTTTACAACATGACTTGAAACATTTGGCGCACCACTTCTTTGTTTTATCCATAAAAAATCTGGTTGTAAATCTGAATTACCACCATTAATTATATCTTGTGAACCACCATTACCTGTATAAATAGTTGTCTGAAAATATGCTGATGGGTCGTTTATTGTTGTATAAGCCATTATCCGTACACCGCTAAGTTTTTAGTGCATAGTGCATAAAATCCACTAGGTACTGCGTATTCAAAGTTTCCATATCCGTTAGCGTCTGAATTACCGCTTGATATAGAGAAAGGTGCGTTGCCGAAATTTAATTCATAAGCTGTTTGACCACTTGTAGATAAATCACTAACCCAAGGGTGGATAAAATCACCATGATTTAATTTTGTCCTATAAGCATTGCTAGTTTCATTAATAATACCACCTGTGCCTGTTGCACCACTAGTTGGGTCTCCACTATCTTGCCAAGTTCCATTAATTCCATACCACAATTCATAATTATCCATATCTAATGCCCACATAATAATATCATTATCACTTAAATCTGCCGCCCAATTTTGATGGTCATCATAATCTGCTCCACCTTTCCCATAAATATTTCCGCCTGCATTTACACTTATTATATTAGGATTAGTTTCATTATTGTAGTGTTGACTAGTTCCCATAATTTCAGTTAATATACCAACTCCTGTTTCAACTCTTGAAGCTGTTGGAACTTTAATTTCCCAATACCATTTACCACTTGTCACTCCCATTGTAGCAACGGAATAAAATCTATCATTATCAGTAGAGGTACTAGTTATTTTAGTATTACCCTCAGAATAAACACCATCATTATTCAATCTACTTACTGCTAAAGGATTTAACGTACAAAAATTATTTGTCGGTGTATCTGTTGTAACATCTATAGAGGTAATATTACCTACTGAAAAATGATTATCATTACCACTTGTATCTGCACCTATACCACTTGCATTAGCACTTGTTCCTGTTTCTTTAAATTCTAAATGAAAACCATTAGTGCCAAAGGTAACATCGGCTTTTTTAGGAACCCAAACTCCATTATCATTTGTTTCACCAAAATCACTAGCGGCATAGGCATAACCATCAGTAAAATAAACATCAGCCATATACCCATCGGTGTAGCTAGCACTATCTATACCCCCAGAACTATTATACCTAGAACCTATTATAAATCCTTTGTTATTGTTAGGAGTTGTTGCTAAAAATCCATCAAAATTTTGACTAGTATATGAAGATGCGGCAAGAGAAGTTTCTTCTGCTCCATTAACATATATTTTTTGTCTATTTGAAGCTGTTGATTGTGTGCTGTCGTATGCAAAAACTAAATGATACCAAGCAGAGGGGTCACGAAATAACCTATTTGTTCTTACATCAAAATGGTCACTGCCAGGTGCATACCCGTTAAATCTTAATGTATCATCAGTTCTTAAACTAAGTATAACTCCTATATTACTACTATCACTTCCATAATTATAACTAAATAACTCGTCACCTGCTCCATTTGAACATCTTTTAATCCAAAATGAAAGTGTGTACTTATCGGCATTTGTTGGTGAACCAAATCTATCAGCGAACAAATAATTTGCATTATTATCAAACCTAAGTGAATTATCTATGGCAAATTCAGCTACCGCAGAATTAGAACCTAATATAGGAAAAGGCATTACTTTTCTGGAAACTCGCCTAGTGGTCTTGTAATACTACCATCATCTTGTTCGGTGTATTCAAACAATGCTTTGAGTTCATCTACGTTTGTTGCACCATCTATTTGATCTTGCATAGAATTACATTTTGTTCTGACACTAGCTCGCCATGTTTTCCACCCACTATCCATTGTTGTTGATGTTTCTTTTGCTTTAATAACTCGCCAATCACTTGGTGCTAAAATACCAGCACATTGTTGATCTATCATTTCTTTTTTAATTGTTTTTAATCCTTTAATAACAACAACTGGGTCTAACTCTACGCCATCTTCATCTGTTGCGTTTCTATCTTCTATTTCTTTAGCTGTAGCTGTACCATAAGAACCAACAACTTCATCTCCATCAACAGCATAAGTAATATTAGTATTGATATACCATGCTTCATCTTTTTTATTAGTTGTATCTATTCTAACAGGATAAATACCTATCGCTTGTAGTTCACTATTGGACCATGATTGAAATATTTGTTTTGGATATTGTATATCGCCAATAGTTACACCTTTGTTCCCTTTAAAAAACTTTGTTACTGAACCACTTTCTACTAATGCAAACATTTTATCCCTACGTTGCTGACATATTTAATGATCTGCCGACCTCTTGCCAAACAGTTCCGTTGTATCTAAAAACTAATTGATCTGATTTACCACTTGTTGATGTTGCTGTTGGTGCGGTACTTGCCGCAAACTCAAAAACAGTATTCCAAGCAATCGTATGAGAACCACCATATTGAATATTTAATGCTATGAATGAACCTGTTGTAGCATTACTTGGAGCGGAAAATGTAGTGTTTTCTGTTGTTGTATGTTTTGCGTTTGGTGCCGCTTGACTATCCCAAGCAACAGCGTTTGATGATGATGTTATTGCTACTTCTGGAAAATACGCAAGATCATTAAATTTTATTTTTCCATTTCCTTTTGTAGAAACATCTAAACCAACATTTGTGTCACTTCCTGTTACCGATAAACCAACATTATTTCCTGTAGCCGCATTTGTTAATTCAGCATAATTTACAGCACTAGCAGTTGTTTGAAATATTAACTGTTCATTGTTGTTTTCATCAAATAAACCATGAGCATCATCTATTTGTATATTAAAACTATTTGTATCAAGATCGCCACCTAACTGTGGAGAAGTATCAGTTACAATATTTACTCCTGTAACAACACTATCTAAAAAATTTATTGTATTTGCTGATGTATCTATTGTAGCAACAGAAATATCATCTGAGCCATCAAAAAATTTTATTTCTAAAGAATTTGAGCCAGAATTAGTTGTATCTAACCACATAGTTCCAGTAGTTGCAGAAGCTGGTCTTGATGTACCGCTATGCATTGAGTTTAATGCACCTAAAATATTGTTTAATTCTGTACGAAATGCACTAAAACCTTGATTCGCTAAACTTACATCTGAAACTTGACTCATATCTATCCTATAAACATTTATGAAGAACTTTTCAAGCCATGTCCTGTTGCAACATAGTCAAAAGTTCTGTTAATTATAGTATCACTACTGTTTTTAAAGACTATATCAAATCCGTCAACTGATTTATTAGATATAGAAAAGAAATCTCCTGTAGCCATATTTTGAGCGGCAATACCTATACTTGGAATAGCAAAAAATGAACTTCCATACGTTATAGATTTTGTACCTGTTCCGCTTGCTACATCTTCACCTGTTTCTTGTCTTTTTTGCATTTTAACATCTATTGAAATACCAGATACAAATGCTCTTGTTTTATTATTAGCATTAGCTAATCGTAATCTAAATTTAAAGTATCTACCCTTAAATGTTGTTGATGTATTCATTGGCTGAAAACTTGTGGCATCATCTAATGATGTTGTAGAAGTGGCTATTTGTAATTGTGCTGTTGCATTTGTTGGGTCATTACCATCAAAAGGTGCTGGTGCATCATCAAATAAAGCCGCTCCTCTACCATCATCAAATAAATCGTAAGGGTCTTCAATTTGATCTATTGTAATATTTTTAATAAAAGAAGTATCGTAAATGCCAGCTAATGTAAGAGTTTGTGCAAGCGTATAAAATCCTTCATTATCTATATTATCGTCAGCACCACCTAAATCAAAGTCTCCACTAGCATCATCAAAGTTTCCAGTAACATCATCAAAATTATTTACAGTATCTAAAACAATAGAATTAACACCAGAACTATCCGTCAATGCTGTATCACCGTCAAATGTTCCAGCAGTAATGTCTTCTGTGAGTGTTTGTATATCTTTGAAGTTACTTGTTGCTGAGGCTATATTAGAATAGATAATTGTTTCATTGTTTGATTCGTTTCCTAATTTATCAACTGCCTTAATACAAAATGCACCATCTCTAACGTTTGTTGTAATACTTGTTCCAGATGTTCTTGGAACTTGTAACCAGTTAACTGATTTATTCCATTGAGCATTTGAAGTGACGTTTTGATAACGTATTTCATAAAAAGAAATATCTAGATCAGTATTAGCATCCCAGTTTAATTGCATTTGAGAACTGCCAAGCATATTGACAGAAAAGTTCTGTACGTCACTTGGTGGTTCTGTTGCACCAACAATTTTTCTATTTTCTGTTATGGTTGATGAAGAAGCACCCAAACTATTTATTGCTCTTGCTCTTACATTGTAAGTAGCATCATCAATAACGTTTAATAATTCATAATTAAGTTCAGTACCTTGTCCAATAATTTTAAAATCAGATTCGGTACTTAATTTAGCTTCAACAATATAATATTGAACAAATTGATCTGTACTTGCACCAATTGAAATATTTAATCTTGTTATTACTGTTCCCTCTGAATATTCTATTAATTCATCTGTCAATGTAATTGACGCTGGAGGTTGAACTGTAAAAGGATTAGGTAATGTTGTATCTGGAATTGTGGCAACTTCTTGTTGTGTTCCAAATGTGTAATAACTATCTTGATGTTCTGTAAGTTGTAAGGAAACCGAACTATCTGGATTAATAGTAGTTGATAAAACTCTAAAAGGTTTAGCACTAAAGCTTGGAGTAGCGTGAGTGATGTTTACAATATCGCCTACAACTAAATCCATAGCGGTTGCGTCTGATGTTAGCGTAACATCTAAACTTGATCTAGACCTACGCAAAATTATTTCAGCCATTTCTTGAGCTTGATATGGACTTGTTATTGTTGGCATATCAAAACGACCTTCTAATAAAATACCACCATCTGCTGTTTTCATAGTTGCGTGTTGATCTGCTGAAGCTAATCCTGTTTCATCTACAGGCGGAAACTGTGCTTCATCTACTTGGTAATTTTTACTAGGATTTATAAAAGTAACGATAACTCTATTAAATCTTTCGTTTTTATTTTTTGAAGATACACCTATGCCGCCAATAATATTGTCTTCGGTTAAAGTTATTGAAGCACTTCCAGAACTTTCTACTGTAATTTTATATTCACCAGCAGAATAATTTAAAAATGCTCTTGAACCTGTTAAGAACTTTTTAACATTATCTATAACTTTTTGTGAAGTATCTATAACTGCATGACTATCAATTAAATCAATCGCACTAGCACCAGTATAAGGCGTTATATCAGCATCACAAATATCCCCAGCAGTTTGCCAATCAGCATAATTAGAATCAAAATAACTATTAGCTATTCCCATTCCATATCTATCGTTTCTTAAATAATCTAGTAATTGATAAACTGGATTATCAGAATATTCCCAAGTAGAACTTGTATCTTCTCTATGCGAACCAGAACCACCAGTTTTTGTACTATCTAAATTTGGATTATAAACTTTTTTACCTTTAACTATGGCATTAACTGTAGGAATAGAACCAAATGCGTCTGAGTTCCATTCAAAACGTAAAGCTAAATATGAAATACCTCTTAATCTATGATTGCTTGTCCATGATGATAACGTAGATAAAAGACTTGAAGCTGTTTGGCTATCAGAACCAAAATGTGGCTCAACTGTGATTAAACTTGCACCATCTTTATAATAATTGCTATCAGAACTATTTACTGTGACTTGCGTATTATCTGCTAAATCAGCTGACCAAGTAACTTGATTATCATTGATAAAAATAGATGTAATATCATCTATCTCACCCTCACCTAAAACAAATGCCATATATAAATATTGATTATCTGTTCCAGATGTTTCTAGAAAAGTAATTATACCTCCAACTTTTCTTGTTCCATAAATTACTGGTATTTGACCATTAGCAGATGTTTTATTAACTAGAACACCTTTTGCAATATTCTCTGGTGTTGTATCAAAATTAAATTCTGGGTCATCTGGTTTTCTTAACCAAGTAAGAGCAGTTGAAACAATACTTATTACTGAAAGTATAGGGCTTAGAAAAGGAACGGCTTTGGCAATTATTTTTCCAGCCGCACTTCCTAAAAGTTTCTTTGCAACTCCACCTAAAGAAATACCAAACATTATTCTCTACCCCATCTAATATCTTGAACAGTTAACGCACTAAATTCAAAACCTTTATCTCCACTAAAAAAACGTTGTTGTGAATTATCACTTGATCTACGACCAGAAACTTTTTCAAAATTACCCCAATGTGAAGTAATAGATAAACCTATGTTAGCTGAAGAAGTATCATCTTCTATTGAATATTGATCTATAAAACCTTCGTATAATAAAAAAGGGTCAGCAATTAATGCATTAGAACTATCTAAAAAACCTCTATAGATTTGAACTGTATCGTTAATAATATTTTCATTTAAGGCTACAGATATATAAGTTTGATCAACACCAGATAAAGTTAAATTAAGTGAGTTTTTTATTGGCTCTGAACCTTCTTGAGCATTACCAATACCAAGAATATGTCCGCTTGCAGAATATGTTTGAGAACTTCCAGATATACTTGATGTTAATGGAAAGCTACAATCAGTTATATAAACAGGAGTAGAAAAGTTTAAATGAATTAAATGAACAGGATTAATGTTTCCTGTTGCCAATTCTGTTTTGACAGCACTTGTTAAACCTCTTGCCATTAGATACTCTCAATAACATCAAATTCAAAACTAAATAATAAACTTCCAGAACTATTAACTTGGTTAGTTTGGAACTCTTGCACATCACTATTCAAATGAACAGTAAAAGGAACACTATCATATGTAACGCTAGCATTGTCTGCTAAAGCTGTTGTTAATGGTGGTTCTATAGTTAATGTTGATGCGTTAGAACTTGGAGTCACATCTGAAACAATCATATAAACTTTTGAATGACCTCCAAACTTAATTAAGTCTCCAGCTTTAAAAGAACCAGCAGTATCAGCCGCATGACCATCAACAGCAATCGTTGTATCACCAACAGCATGAACACCATTAACTAAAACTGTTCCTGTTTCACTTCCTTGAGCGTTTAAATAGCTTGGGAATGTAATAGTGAAATCTTCTTTTTGTGAGCGTTGTTTTATAATGAAAGCTTGTATCGGTGCGAAATCTGATCTTGTTTTTAACGGATAAGAAACTGTGAAAGACCAACGTTGCCCATCTATTTGTCTTCGGAATGTTTTACCACTATCGGTTGTTGAAACTAATGTACGTTGTTCACTTTTAAAATTAATAGCGTTAAAATCTACACTTGGTAATGCTCCACTCATACTATTGCCTGTCTTCCTGTTTCATTTACAGCACTATTAATCATATTTACGATAACACCTCTACTATTAGTTAATAGTTCATTAAATCCTCTTGCATCAATTGTGTTAATATTAAAATTAACTGTTACTGGTTGACCACTTCCCATTTGATTATTAGGAATTATTTTTCCAGAACCACTTGGTACAAACATTTCTGGCCCTTTTTCCCCAACCATATAAGCTTGATCTTTATTTACAGAACCACCTCCAGCTCTAAAGTTAGTAGATTTTATTTGAGCAACAAGGGCCATACCTTTTGCTAATGCACTTGCACTAACAGCAAGATTAAGAGGAAATGGATATTGACCAAATGCTTTACTTGCAGCTCTAATTGCATTGATACTAGCTTCTGCAATTTGAAATCTTTTGTATGCTTCAAAGGCAGTTCTATTTAAACCACTAACAGCTTGTAAACTGTCTCTAGTATTTTTTTGAATTTCTTCTAAACCCATTTTATTAATTCTAACTTTTTCATTAGCTTCTGCTTGAGCAATTCTTTTATTCATATCTGCTCTTTTTTGATTTGCTTCTAAAGATTTTTTCATAGCCTCTGCTTCAGCTTCCATTAAAGATTTTACTGATAAAGTTTGAACTTGTATTGCATCACCTAAATCTAATTTTTCTTTAATTAATCTTTTTGCTATGGCAATTTGTTTATGGATAAGAGCATTTTCTTCTTCATATGCTTTTATAACTGCATCATGTTGATCTATTCCTAAAATATCAAATGGGCCTTCATCTTTTAATTGAATTAATTTATCTTTATTTTTTTCTAATTGTTTGTTTAAATCTTCTACTTTGTCCATGAGTTCAAAAAATTCCAAATTTTTAAACTCTTCATTAATTCCAATAGCCGCTAATTTTGCATCTTGAAATTTATCTGCTAAGACACCTATTGCAACTCCTAAAGCTGTTATTGCACCAATTTGAGGACTTAAAACTGTTACTACTCCTAAAAGAGCAACACCAAACAATTCTAAATTATTTGCCGCAACTTTTCCAAAACTTACAATTTTTTGTAAAGCACCAGCTAAATTCTCTCCTATTAATTTTGCTGTTTCGGTAATTTGATCTTCATTATCTTTTAAAAATTTATCAAGATCACCAAATTGTCTTTTTAATTCGGGGAAGAAACCAGCATCTAATATATCTTTTTTAAATTTAAAGAATGAATCTCCAATCATGGATAAAGTACCTTCAAGTGTTTGTGCTAATGCTTTTGTTGTTCCTCCAAATTCTCCACCAGCACCAAACACTTCTTCAAATCTTTTAACAGTCTCATCTATTGATACTGTTGCGCCAGCTTGAAAGCCAAGCATAGCTCTAACACCTCTGTCTCTAAATAAGTCAGCCGCACCAATGCCAGCACTAAATGATCTTTGTATTTGCTCTGCTGTTGTTTGAAAATCTAGTCCTGTTGCCGCCGCAACGTTACCAGTTATTTCTAATAAATCAGATAATTCTTCTGCATCTTTTGCTACAACTGCTAAATTACCAGAACCAGCTTGGATTTGTTCTAGACTAAAAGGCACTCTAGCGGCAAATTTTGCCATTTCATCAAATGCTTTTGCACCTTCTTCAACACTACCAAATAAAAATTTTAATCTTACTTGTAAACTTTCTATTTCTATTCCTGTTTTAACAAGACTTCGTATTGCTAATCCAGCACCAAGACCAACTAATGCGTTTCTTACATTGAATACAGAAGCCCTTACTTTGTCTAAACTACCACGTACTTTATTTAAGGCTTGTTGGGATTTATCCTTAGCAACTATGTCTATATTAACTCGTTTTGTAGCCATTAGCGATTCATTCGTTGTTGTTGTTCAGCTCTTTCATGTTGTAGTTCAAAATAAGCCATCCACATATTAAACTCTTGAACAGGCATTTGCAATACATCTCTAACGGACATATGCAATCGTTCAGCCAATGCTAATACGGAATATAATTCTGGGTCAGAATTTACTTTTTTTTAAGGTCAGAAATTGTGTCTTGGGAAAGTATTTCTGAAGCAACTCTAGAAATAACATCTGTATCTGCTTTAATTTTAAATTTAGGCTTGTGAGATAGATCAAACATTTTCTCACCGCTTTTTGTTTCAGCTTTTTGAATTATAACATCTACTAAAACATTGAGATCAGATTCGTTTGCACCTTTAAATATTCGTGCTTTCTCATTCATAGTAAAAGGGCGAACATACATAGCTTTGTCGCCCTCTAAACCCCATTCTGGTACTTCTATAATTTTAACTTCTAAACTTTCAAAGTGATCTCTGACACCTTGAAAAAAATCAATTTTTTCTGGCATTTAATCCTTATACTGTAGTGTGCGTTACTCCACCACTAAATTGAATATTAAGAGTTCTGCTAATAATACCATCCATAGTTACAGCTACGTCAGCACCTGTTACAATCCCTGTACCAGTATAATAAGCATCTCCACTATCTGCACCTTCTGGATAAAGTTCAATAGTTGCACTTGTTCCTACATCTAAAGCTTCTTGTCCATTGGTATCTGTTTCATCCCAATGTGCTTCAATAGTTGCAGTAGCATCGCCTCTTAATGCAATGTATGATTTTTTTGAATCAGTTAAGCTAGTATCCTCAACTGTATCCTGTGTTTCATTTAAAGTAAATCCTGTCACCTCTGCAACAGTATTTGCTCCAACTTTTACAACACCGCTTGTTCCCACATGAGTTGCCATAATTTACTCCTCGTTGTTTTCTTCTGGTTTAATTTCAACCTCAACTTTTTTTGAAGTTGATCTAGAAACTTTTTTATCTTTTTTAAAGCCATTTGCAAGATATTTCTCTAATTGATCATCATAGATTTCAATTTGATCTTTACCATTAGGAAAATAAATTTTTATTCTTTTAGCCATTATGCTGTACCTCTAACAAATTCATATAAAACTCTTACCACAATTCTTATACCACCATAAGGAAAAAGTACACCTTCATCAGTATTTGCTTCAATAATCTGGGTATTTAAGGCATTACCATTTCTTGTAATATCAGCGTCTAATGTCTCTTCAATAACTTCTATGAGTTGATTGCGTAGGGTATCTATATTTGAGTCAGTTCCTTTTACAAAGCCTACGATTAAGAAATCTATTGTTCCAGATCGTTTGCCTGTACCAACATCTCCTAATGATAGCATCTCTCTGGTTTCATCTCCTGTTTGCACATAAGCGGCTGGGAACTGAGCATTGCTTAATTCTTCTGGCTCAAAAGGTTCTCTTTTAATTAGCTTTAGCTCAATAGGTGATGTAACCGCATCTAGCTTAGTAATTATATCTCCAGCAATATCTTCTCTTTTACTCATAGTTTTATAGCTCTAAAAAATATCTTTCTTATCTTATCTTCATCTCTACGTCCAATAGCAAAAAAAGGTCTTTGTGGCATTTTACCATGTCCTGTATCATGGAAGAAAGCCTTTTTGTTTTCTTCTTGTCTACGAAAAAATAATGTTGCTTTGTTTTTTGTTACTTTGTTTGTTAGCGATCTAAACATTCTGCCTGTATCTGTTAAGTCTACAAATGATATTTGTCTTCCTCTTTTAGCTCTGTCTTTTCTTGCCGCTTTTGAATATGGTCTAAATCTTCCACCATCTGGCATTTGACCTTTTTGTGTTTTATCAGTGATTTGTTGAATACCAAATAATGAAGCTTGTGCTAATCCTTTTTGAATGTCACTAGGAATAGCTTTAGCAACTCTTTTTATATAGTTACTTACATCTATTGTATTAGCTGTGATTTTTACGTCAGCGACCATTACCTAACAAGGCGTAGTGTATGAATAGGCTCTTTCTCGGAGTCTGATACTGTTCCTCCTCCATCTTCATCATATTCCACACCATCACGGAGACAAGCTTGGAACTCTTCAGCATATCTTGATCTGTAATAATCTATTTGTACTTGGAATGTATCTTTGCCTTCTCCAGTATCTGGGTCACGCCATTTTGTAAGCTGGGGAAATATATAATCTGCAAATGCTTTGTAACATACAGCTCTTCTCCATTGTGTGGCTGTGAGTTTTGAATTATCTAATTCTAAGGAAGTAACTTTTGTAATATCTTTGTATCTTACGGTATGTCTGTATCTTTCCCACCATTCTTCTCTGATTTGACGTATTACATCATCTTCTGCATGTTGAAGCTGAGGGTCCCATGAAGCAATACCATAAGATGCAATATCTGGCTGGTATTCTTGCAAATGAGATAACGCTACACTAAAAACATTTGTTGCCATTATTTACCGCAAATACATTGTCCGTTACAATCACACATCTTCTTTAACCTTTTTCTTTTTTTTAGGTTTACTCTCTTTTTCTTCACTATACAATTTAAAACCTCTAAACGTATAAACTTTTTCATTCTTTTCCCAATCTTCTTGGTTACGTTCTATAATTTTATTATTTCTAATTAATTTTACTTTCATCATAACTCCTTAAATAAGGGGGCATAACGCCCCCATTATAATTATTGGATTGAAGAGTCAAAGTGTAATTCTACACCATAACTATCATGCAATTCACCTACACCGTATACAGCAGTTGCAACGATCTCATCCGCTCTTAGAGAAGCATCTCTTTGAGTTTCAATTTTGAGGTCTTGCATCATTGCTAATGCTAATGCATCTCTGTGGAATATAGCACCTTTGTAATCTCCAGCATTTCCAGTATTGGACATGTTTGAAGTTTCAAAGATTTGTACTCCAGCTAGTGAGCCAACAAAACCATTTCTCATAGCTTCGTTTTGTAAATCACCAGCATTTGGATTTGCAAAAGTATTAGTTAAGTTTGCTTTTAAGTCATAAGCGATCTTAGGGTGTAATACCGCAACACATTGATCAATCGGTAGACCTTCTGCTCTTAAAGTAGAAGCCGCATTGAAAATTGATGCCGCAGATATTGCTCCTGTTCCATCACCTAAAGTTACTGAAAAACCATCAAATAGAGCAATTAAATCTTGGTCTATTTTTTTAGCAATACCTTCACCAAATAATCTACCAATATCAGCAACAACATTTCTTGGTGCTGAATTTCTTGCTAGATCGGTTAAAGTAGTCATAACGCCAACTTCAGATGCTGTAACAGTTACAGAACTTGGGTTGACGGCAGTATTTGATAAATCAGTTGCTTCACTTACAGCCGCCGCCGCAATAGCAGAATAAATCGGTACTTCTACAGATTTTCCACCACCAGCGATTGTGTAGTTTTTTACTAAGCCACGCATTAAAGATTGCTCTTGTATTACGAACTCAGCTTCAGCAACGATTTCTGTATATAGTTCCGATAACGTGGAACTTGTACTTTCGTTAGCCATAGTAAACTCCTTTTAGCTATTGGTTAATTATAGCTGGTTTAGAATCACGTTGTTTGCGATATTCCGCATACGCTTTTCTATCATCAGCCTTACTCATATCTAAATCTGCAATATTAAACGGTCTTGCGTCAACCTTACCAACATTAGCCTTACTTCCGCTCCCAGAAGGAGTTGCCGCTTGGAAGTGAGGGTTCTGTGTAATGAACTCTTGAACATAATCATCAACGCTCAACAATTCGCCTTTGGAATTATATCTTGGTTGATTGTTTTCTGCAAGAACTTCAACTCTACCATCATCATTTAATTTCACCTTGCCTTTGAGGAGGTTGGTGACTTGCTCTGGATTAATTGCTTTATTCTTAACTGCTGAGTTTACTAGAGCATCGTTTATCTTAATTTGCTCTAGTTGTTTTTGCAGTTGCGTTTTTTCTTGGTTAAACTTATCGGCTTGTTGTTTTAATAAATCTTCAAACTCGCCACGTTGTTTTTTACGTTCAACTTCTTGTTCTTCTTTTTCTTGTTTTAACTTTCTAGCCTCTTCTGGGTCAATACCAGAATACTTCTTTTCAAGAGATGATCTCTCTTGAGCTATTCTTTTTTGAATTATTCTTTCTAATTCGTTTTGTTTTAGATTAAATATTTTTTCTTCTTCTTTTTGTTCAGTAGCTTGTTCTACTGGTTTTGTTTCTTCAATAGTTTCAGTTTTTTGCTCTTCAGCCATATTAAGCTCCTTTTTTTAAAAAAATACTATAACTCATCTTCTGGTTCTAACCAATTCCAATTTTTTTCTTTTTTGGCTATTTCTGGCAATCTTAAATGAAATGCTTCATCAAAAGATGCAAAATATAATTTTTCTTCTATTTTTATTAATCTACCTATTTCTCTAAATCTTTTATAATCTTCTAAATTTATTGTTTTTTTATCTAGAATTTCTTCTGCTTCATTTAAAATAGCACTCATTTCATAACCTCACTTTCTAAGAAATCTATAAATCTTTTATCAACTAAGTCTAATTTACCCATATGGTACAAACTAAAATTTTCAGCAAACCATTCTTTAGTATTTTTATCAGAATACCTAGAAGCACCTTTCCCTTTCACTCTTAATTTTTTTAATGCTTCTTCAACAGGAACACTAAAAGAATAACCAAATGTTTCTTTTTCAAATTTTACTTTTTTTAGTTGGTGTACTGTATGTGCAAATTCGTGATATAAAATTGATCTCATTCTATCAAATTCATTATCTTCATAATAAAAAGCATTATGTGGTCTTACCCAAGTTGATTTAATTGTTTTTCTTTCTTTTGAAACTGCATCTCCAAGTTTAAATTTATTTGCTAATTGAACTTCATTTTCATAATATCCTGTACCTCTCATAACCTCTATTTCTTCTGCTGGATTATTTTTATTAAAATATTTGTAGTTAATTTTTAAATTACCATCTCCCATTGACATTATTGCACCCATTCTACCATTAATGTTTATGGAGCGTAATTTAGGAACATTATATAAAACAGCTAAATCATCTAATTCTTGCATTATAACAAGTAATTCTGTTGCAGTTTTATCGTCTAATTTTTCAATACCAATTATTTGTCCTATGTTGTCTGTATTAAATCTTGAAACGTGTCTATCTCTAACATCATCATAAGGGTATCTTTTATCTTTTGCATTTTTACTTATTTGTTTTTGTAATTCATTACCAACAACTGTATTTGGTAAAACCTTAATATCTTTTTCTTTTATTTTATTTTTAAGAGATGATTTATTAACTCCTTTTTCTTCTGGCTCTTCTGGAATATCATCTTCTTCTACTTCAACAATAGGAATCCAAGTATGTCTACATCTATATCCACCTCTAACAGTAAATGCATCTCCCTCAGCTTTTCCAGCCCAAGAACCTTTCCATATTTCTCTAATTCTTTCTTCTGTATATGTTTTGCCTAGATGAGTCCTACAATGGTCTCGGCTATCTCTAACCAATGTTCCAGTATATTTGAATTTATCTAGTCCAGCTTCTTTTGCTTTGTATATTGTGAACTGACCATCAAATTGCATTACAGAGTCGTGAGCTATTTGTGAGGCATATCCAGCCATCGTTCTTCCACGTCTATCAACATCTCCAGTAATTAATCCTCTAATATCTTTGACCATCTCATTAAATGGTTTCCCAGCTATGGCATTTTGATAAACATTAGCATTGATCTCCGTTAAATATCTATTGGCTACTTCTTCAAAACCAGAAAAGGATTGAAACTTTAATTCATTAATCGTGATTAAATCTGCTTCTGTTAATGATTTAAACTTCTCTGGAATATTTAATTCACCAAACTCCTCCATAAAGCTATTCACTATTTGGTCATAATCTCTAACAAGGGTGTCAGCTTGTATTCTGTATTGTTCCATAAATCGTCTAATATCGTTGCGTAATTCTATGGATATTTTGGTGGTTATAACTCCACTATCATCTGTGACTTTACCTATTTGGGAAATAATATCAGCTTCAAGATTATTTAATGTACTTCTTATTTGTGCTTCGTGTTGATCAGCTAATCGTTCTATAAATGGATTTCTGGACATTATACATTAAAACCTTTTCTCCATGATTTCATTGCCCAATAGACAGGGGCCAAAGTTTTTTGTCCTCTTACCTTTTTAAGAATGGCCCCATGTCTTGCTAAGAAGCTTCTTTGTCTTGCTGGGTTTGATTTTTTAATCTTCATGTTTGGGTCTCCGAAACGTACCTTTTTAATATTACCTGTTGAGCGATCTTTAACATAAACTGCAAACTTTTTTCTTTCGTTTGGAGTACGGAAAGGTTTATTTAATTTAACAGTTCTACCTTGATATTTAGCCATTATTTTTTCTTTCTTTTACGTAAATCCAAATCATGTTTTCTTGAACCACGCAAGAATGAATTAACTCTAGCCATCGCCCAAGCGGCCATCGGTATTCTAGGTCTTGAACCACTAGATAAAAAAGCACCTTGTCCTCTACGATAAACTTTTGCAAGAGTTCCGTAAGTGTATCTTTTAGACGCTTTAGCTTTTCTTCTGAGAGTTGCTTGCGTAGTTGCTGATAATGCTTTTCTTCTTACAGCCATTATAATTTATCCCTTTGTCTGAGGAGTGATAGAGGTATTCTTTTACCAGCTTTGTATAGATCGCTGATTCGTTTGAGAATACTTGCTCTTTTAGATCGTTTAGAACCTTTTAACCCAGATAGATATTTCTTGGGAAGTCCTGTTGATTTATCTTTTGCTACTTTTCTACGCTTCTTCGCCATTGTCGTTTGTAGGTAATGTTGTTGAGAATTGTCCAATAGCTGTTGAACTTGCATCTATTTCACTATTGATTGAATTAATTGATTCATCATCATCTACGACAGCTTTTGCGATTTGTTTGTCTATTTCTTTTATAAATGTTTCTGATTTAACACCACTAGCTTTTGCAGTTTGTAAGAATTGTAAGTCACTAGCATAATCTCTTAAATCAAAAGTATCTGGGTAATTAATCTCGCCATCAAATACTTTATTCTGCCATTTAGCAAAATAAGACCATATTTGTTCTTCTGCATTTTCTAATAAATCAGCTTTTTCAGATAATCTTGCATTAAGTAACTGGAACTCTGTCTGTAAAGCAATACCAGAATTAATTGTCTTTTCTGTTCCTCTAACTGAACCCATGTGTGTTATTCTATCAATAGCATTAACTTTCATTTGTACCACTTTCATGATGCTATCTAATGATTGAGAACTAGGTTGAATAATATAAGGTTTTAAATTAGCATCCATATCTTCTGGCATTTCTATGATTGAGCCAGCACCAGCACTTGCTTCAACGTTAGGCGTTTTAACTAAGCTTGGGTGGTTAGATAATCTTATTAACTGTTCTATTTCTGAATAGTCGTTATAAATAGACTGTTGTAATTCTGCAACATCTGACAAATCACTAATACCTATAGCTCTACGCATAGACTTTTGATTGTATAAAACAACTGCTGGTATTTCGCCTAAAGCATTAGGTTGTTCATCAATCTTGATAGGTTTGTCTGTTGCATAATGCTTCATATAATCATCTACTTTGTAAGTTGTAATATCTTCTGGAGACCAAACTTTTACGATTGCACTATCAGCATTAATATCTTCAATGATTGTAAGTGATGTTAAATAAAATCTTCCATTCGGTAATCTTTCATATTTCCAGTTTGTAACATTCTCTGGAGTGAAGATAGAGATGTATGGTCTAATATCTTGAGCTAATTCTTCAGCTCTTGTTTTTGCTATTGTTGCTGGCTTGTCTATGATGGCCCAACATGAACCATATACAGATGCATGGATTTGCATATCTTTAATAACGTTATGAAAAGACCTACCATCTAAATCTGCATCTTTTAAAAATGATTCTAATTGTGGATCGCCTGTCATAGAACCATAATCTCTTGTAGGTGGAACTCTAAATAAAAAACTTGAATAAATTTGTACTACGTTGCGGCAATGATTATCTAGTGGTGTGAAGTCAATACGCTTTATGTATTCATCATCTTGTTCTAGAATATATCGGTTAAGAAAATAACCATTAGAAAAATCATCTCCTCCTAAGTATGACCTATAGTGAAAGTTCCAATGCTTAAGATTATCTTCATAATCTTGATGTTTTGCTGTTAAAAATTCTCTACTATAATTCGCCATCTAACTCCACCTAGTCGGTTCACTTGGTTTAAAATCTCTACGTAGAGGAAACATATATTCTACCATGTAACCAAGAGCATCATTAAAATGATCAAAGCCACTATCTTTATCTGGAACACTAGTTCCCTCTTTGTATATCTGTCTTTCTAAACTCTTAATTAAGTTTTTACAAGATTTTGTTATAAAAAGACTTGACACTCCATTAGCGTTCTTGAGCTTGGAGTTGACAGCGTTTATCCTATCTCTGACTAGTGGGTGTTGCGATCTAACTCTCACTTCAAAACCAGCGTTGCGTAGTAAAGCCAAGTCTGTCATTCCTCCAGCAGATGTTTTACGTTGTCTTGATGCTGGGTCTGGATAAACAATTATTCTATGGCCTTGATATCTTGATTTGATTTCATCTATCATTTCTGAGGTATTAGAACTCCATATTTGAATTTCATCATCAATTATTAAATCATTTTGACGTTGTTCAGCTACAACACACACCATTGGGTCTATGTTAAAATCCATTCCAACATGAATAGTTTTTGAATTTCTTTCATAGTTATCTACGATATGCGTATTCCTATCAAAGTTATAATAAATAATACCAGCATAATTAACAAAGGTTGCTAGATATTCTTGTTGAAATGTACGTTCATCTAGATCGTTTTTTGCTTGTTCTATTTCTTCTTTAGTTACTTGGCCGCCTTCTAGTGTAGTAAATTTGAATGATTTCCATTCTGGGTCTTGTTTTGAATATAAGTCATAAGCAAAATTAAATCCTTTTGGTGTACCAGTAAACAAAGCAGAACCAATAGTATCACTTAATGTTGGTCTAATTACTTCGTACCATGCACTGGGTTTTATGTCTTGAAATTCGTCCATGATAACTAGATTTAGCCCTACGCCGCGCAAGGAACTTTCGTTATCTGCTCCTTTAAGACTAATTACAGAATTATTTCTAAGAACCATACTTAGATCAGCTTCATTAATTTTTTGTACCCATCTATGTTTAATCATTTGTTGTTTTAACATATCCCAACAAATAGTTTTTGATTGTCTATAACTAGGAGAAACATACCAAACACGCTGATTTGGAAACCTAGAAAATTTAGCCATCTCTTGAATACATAAAAATGTTTTGCCAAATCTACGCCCAGATATAAGCACTCTAAAACGCTTATCACATAGTATGACTTCTTTTTGAGGTTTAGTAAGTGGCACTAATCAACTGACCATTTTAATGGCTCTGTATCTTCTGTAATTGGATAATCTGATTGATTTAACATTTGTTTTCCAAGCCAAATACCCATAACCGCTGACTTTTCTGCAAGGTTAAACTGCATCTTTCTAAGTCTTATCTTCATGTTAGCTCTTCCTTTTGTTAAATATTCGGAATAACTCTTTCTAATAAGACTTTCATCACAGCCAAAGAAATCAGCTATCTCTATGTTAGTACACCCATAAGAAGCTAATTTTTCTACTTCATCAGTATCAATGTCGTATTTTTTTGGTCTTGCCATTAATGGATAGTTTTATCTGGATTTAATATTTCCAATTCCTCTGTCTTATGATTTTTAATCAAATAATCGTTTGCTTCCTTTTCCGTTTCAAAACCAGATACTTGAATCACAGCAGAATATCCACCATAAATGTCTGGTATTGTTAAAAACAATTTCTTTAATTCATCTTCCATGCATTATTTATATGCTAAAATTCATTTTTTCCATAGCTTCTTTTGTTATTTCACCTTGTTTATACTTAAATAAGATATCTTGATCATCGTCATTCATTGTTTTTATACCTTTTTGCCATAAAGGAAGATTTTGAAATTTATTTCTATTGACTACTCTAACAGGTGCATTTTCTTTTTTATCTGGTAATAATTCCTCTGTCCAACCCTCCGCATTTAGCCAAGAACTAAAATGAGGTAAAAACGTCTTATCCTCCAAGCTATCTGCCTTAGCATTAAATTTCTCTATGAGAGTGTTGGGTTCTACTTTTCCATGCAGTTTGTTGTATGCTTTAAGACCTTTTGCTTTTGTTCCACGTTTGATCTTAAGATTATTCCATATCTTCTCAAAAGCATCATTTATTATTTTATTATTATAACTATTACTATAACTATAACTGCTTTGCGTTCGCATATGCGTTTGTGATGCGTTCGCATTAGACCATCTCTTATCTGCGGCTTCTTTTGCTTTATCAGATTTTTCTACAACCCAATCTAATTCCTCTCTTTGTGCCTTATTATAATACCCTTGATCATTCTCTATGAAGTAAGTTTCTATAATGTAATTTATCCTATCTTCTTCAGCATTTTGGACAATACGCTTTAACCTAGAAATATCTTTTGGTAAATTAGCGTCATTCTTCCATGAATAACATAACAATCTAAAGTAAATACCTATCTCTTCATTTGTTAGGTTTACAGTATCAGCAATAAAACTATCGGTGCTAATCCCCATCTTCCATATCTTTTGTGCCATTTTTTTCTCCATATTTTTTTATAAGTTCTATTTTCATTCTATAATCTTCACAACTATCAATTAATAAATGATTAAAACATCTAATGCATGCTCTATCAAAACCCCAATTAATATTATAATCTATTACCAAATCCCTTGATAACTTATTGTATGTTATTTGGTTCTCTACTTCCATCATATTATTATTGAGATATTTTTTACCGCAAAAGCAACAATGACTATATTCCCCAAACATCTTTTCGTTGCTCTAGTAATTCTGCATTGTTCCATGTCCAATCATCTAATTTTGGTACTATTAAATGTTTCATATCGTCTGGTTCATTACAAGCATTGAATATATTAGCACAGCTCATAAGATGCATGCTTATTTCTTTCAAGTATTTTTTGTTTGGAACAAAATCTATTAATTCACATCTTTTAGGCGTACATAATAACATCTTAACTTCCACAGGCTTATCAAACTTTTCTTCAAAGGCTTGCTGATAGATAGACATTTGTAAATAATCATCATGCATTGGCATAAACTTTTGCTTTGTTTTTAAATCAATAATAGTTATTTTCTCATCTTCAAAAACAAAATCTGTAAATCCATAAAATGGAATACCTAAAACGCTTGTATCTATACGACCTTGAAAAGATAAAAAGCTCATAAACCATTTATCTTGAACAAATATATCAAAACATTGCCTTACCATAGGCTCTATCATGTCGTATTGTTTATCTTCACCATCTAATAAAGCTGTTGCAGATTTATAATACGTTTTAGCTTTGTCTATACATTCCTCAACATTAGCATCTTTAGTGAACAAATGTTCTAGGCCAAACTCAACCGCATTTCCTCGTTCTATTGCATGGTTTGTAGTTCTTGGATAACCATAAATGTAAGTCAAAAGAAATTGTGCTGGGTTATTCTTCCAAGTCTTGATCTTACTTGCTGAAAAAGGCAATATATCTTTTTCTAATTTAAACTTTGTAAATATTTTTTCGTCAATCATATTAAAATTCCCTGTCTTTTATCTAATGGTTTCCAATTATAATAATAAAGTTTAGCTGGTTCGCCTGTAAACTTATCAGTAACAATCGTAGTCTTAATTGGATTGTCTAATTGATTAAAAGCGATAATCATTTTTTCGCCTTTATATTTAACTTGTAAATCTTTTTTATGAAAACTAGCCTTATTTACATAACGTTCATGTACTGGTGCTAAATTACCGAATAGTGTTTTTATTGTTTTCGTTATCATTATTTTCTCCTAAATATTTTTTCATAACATAGTTTAAAATTTTAGCTGAATTTAATCCAGTTATACCTACTTCCTTTTCAACTTTTTCTTTTGTTTTAGTATATGAACTTTTATCTAATTCTAGAACAAATCGTTGATGCTCATATCCTCTAATTGGTTTTGGCATTTTCCATTCTCCTTTTTACTATTTCTTTTAGTTTATCTTTTTGTTTGTTTATTACTTCACTGTCCTCATGACATAATCTGCATAAAGGAATGAGATTATCAATTTTATCTCTATGTTTTGACCCTCCCATTCCTCTACTAGTTATATGATGTACTTCAATCCAAACATTTTTGTTACAGTACCAACATAGTTCAGCATAACTATCAGCTTCGGTATAGCCATAATATTTCATGAACATTCGTAGGTACTTCTTCACTAAATATCTGGCGATTGATTGAACTGTTCGTCTTTAAGTTCAATTTTAAGATTTAATGTACCATCTTCATTCTTCCAAATGGCGGCTGAATAAAGTCTTTCTGGGTCTAGTACAACTTTTTCTCTAACTTGAACTTTGTTGTTTTGATAGACAGGTTTTGAATCTCCCTCAACCTTACTATCGTTCTTGAACATTTTTATATACGTTTTGCTCATATATCTATTTTCTCCTTATTTATTTTATTAATAATCTTCGGCTTATCCGTAAAATTATTAAAAGTTTCATTTGTTCTTCTTCCAGAACCAATGTTTCCATCATCTTCAAAATCAGCTTCAAGATTCAACATAGCTTGAATATGATATCTACGAAAATACGTTATTCCACTACCGATCTCTTGCGGTTTGGAATTAACAGTTCCGATTGATGATGATGATTTAATATATTGACCACTAGGTAAATGCATAATTGTTGTTGTCAAAAATATTAATTCGTTTTTATCTTCTATTGTATAGAACACTGATATTTCATTATTAGCCAATGCATCTTTACATGAAGTAAATATATCATCTAATGTACTAAATTGATGAGGTTTACCATTTTGTGTTTTAAAAAAATTATTTACCCCACTTTTATTTAATGGTTTAAATTCTTCTCTGGCGGTTTCTATAGCACAAAGAATAGTTTGTATTTTTTCACTTTGCATATTTTTTTCTCCTATTTCAGAATAGAATAATTTCTATTCGTCATACATTTATTTATCACTTTTTCTTCATGATAACCATACTGAAAGCCACTCATTTGGCTTTGAGCAGTAAAACGACATTCTTGCAAATCGTCATAAAATGATTTTGCTTGGCTTCCTGTTGGGTCCCAAACTGGCACATAATTCGCACAGCTTGATAAGAATAGTAAAATCGTTAAAACTCTAATCATTCTTTTCTCCGTTTTTCTTTTCTAAAAAAATTCGTTTTTCTTTTCTAAAAAAATTATTGATTGCTCTTTTCCACTTAGAGTCAAATAGTTTCATTTGTAATGGCTCTAAAT